AGGAGGAGATGTTAGCACCTCCACCATGAACAAGAATAAAAAAGCTAACTATAAAAAATATAGAGGACAAGGAAAATGAAACATAAAATAGTAACGATTAAAGCACAACAACAAGACATTGATTTTGTGATTAAAGATTTCAATGATGCTATGTGGGGAACTTCAGGTTTGTTTGAGTATGGTAGTTGTACCCTGATAGAAGCTCATGCTATTCAAGATGTTCTTGAAAGAGTAAAAAGAATACTTGACTTAGAAGAGATAGGCTACTATCCTAACAACTGGCAGAGGAAAGTTAAATAGCATACTAGTTAACGTGTAAAAACAGCCTTTAATTTTTTAAAACTGTAGACATTTTAACATTAGTGTGGTATAATACAGCTTATGTATTCAACAGAAAGAGATCAATATAGGACAGAGATTCTAACTCGAGAAGAGTATAGAAAATTTGGGAAGTATATGCACGAGCATTACCCTAACGTTGGGCATGTGGTAGATAAATTAGATACAACCTTCAAGGTACGTATAGATAATACACCACTAACTTTTTGGGAAGACATCATACCTCATATCAGAGATGAATCTTAGGTATGTTATGGATAGCCCTCCAGTTTTAACTTAATCTATAACAGCTGACTGACCCCAGTTAGACAAGTTGCCGGTCTTGTACCTACCTACCGGCACTTAATTAATTTTTAAATAACAGTTGCAATTAGATTGTAACTGTGTTATAATGTACGAACTTAATACAACAAAGGAGAAAACTATGTATGAGTATGTAAAAGGAAAGGCGATGTGGGCGAATATCACGTCACCTAATACGAGGTTCCAACCTCACAAGTATGGTTTAACTGTGTTAACTGACACAGATACAGCGGCTAAGCTAGAAGGCATAGGGCTGAATCAAGTTAGAGACAGAGCAGGACAACCTAAGTATGATGAACCGGCTTTTACTTTTAGTAAGAGAGCCACAAAGAATGACGGTGAAGCAAACGTTGCACCTAAGTTAGTTGACATGGAAGGCGTTGCCTTAGATGTTAGCGTTGGTAATGGTTCAGAAGTAGTTGTAAAAATCAAGCCTTACAAAAATGATTACGGTCAATTTGCAGAGCTGATGGCTGTTAAAGTTGAGACTCTTATTGAGTACAGCGAAGCGGCTACTGACGATAACGAGGAATTTTAATATGGTTGTTACTATAACTAACGATGATATTACTACAAACTTTGATATCGACAGGATTACAGACGATGCAGTGAAGCAAGAAGCTACTGTTATCGTACAAAAAGTAGGTAACCTACAAGTTATTATCGAAGCGTTGGACTTTGCAAGTCGTTCTCATCGTGCTAACTTAGAAGTGTTACTGCAAGGCAGAGACGAATCAATCGTTGAGCCAGATGTTAATGACACTACAGAAGGAGACGAACAACCTGAAGAGTCTTAGTCTATAGGAGGGCTAACATGGAAGATAAAACTTGGGATAAGTTAAAGCAACCCTGTCCACTTTGCACCAGCAGTGATGCTGTAGGGATCAATCAAAATGGTTCTGCAAAGTGTTTCAGTTGTGGAGAATTTATGCCTAACTATAAACAATCATGTGAAGGAAAAGATATGACAACAACAACAACAACACAGCACAAGCAGATAGATAATGTGGGTGAGGGTAACTTCATTGCACTAACAGACCGGCAGATATCTCAGAGCACTGCTCAGAAGTATGGAGTTAAGGCTGTTCAAGATTTGAAAGGTCAGGTAGTAAAACATTTCTATCCATATTATAATGGACATGAGTTGTCTGCTACCAAGTGTCGTAATACAGTAACCAAAGACTTCTTTGTTACAGGTACATACAACGACACCGGATTGTTTGGACAACAGCTGTTCAAGAGTGGTAAGTATGTTACCATAACCGAAGGTGAGTGTGATGCTATGGCGGCTTACGAACTACTGGGTAGTAAGTGGGCAGTCGTATCTATCAAGCGTGGTGCACAAGGTGCAGTGCGTGACATCAAGGAGAGCTTAGAATTCTTTGATGACTTTGAGAATATTATTGTAGCATTTGATAATGATAAGGCAGGTAAGGATGCGGCTGTTAAAGTTGCTAGACTTTTCAAGCCGGGCAAAGCTAGGATACTTACTCTACCTAATGGTTTTAAAGACCCGAATGATATGCTTCGAAGTAACAAGCACAAAGACTTCGTTGAAGCTTGGTGGGCTAGTAAAGTTTACACACCTTCTGGTGTCATTAATGTTACTGAACAACGAGAAAAGTTTCACAATCGTGAGAGAAAACAAAGCGTTCCCTATCCTTATGAAGGACTAAACAAAAAGCTATATGGCTTAAGACAAGGTGAACTGGTAACTCTAACAGGTGGTACAGGTCTTGGTAAGTCTAGTGTAACTAGAGAGATAGAGCATTGGCTTGTCAAACAGACTCAAGATAACGTAGGTATCATAGCACTAGAAGAAGATTGGAGACGTACCATTGATGGTATAATATCTATCGAAGCTAATGCTAGACTGTACGTTGATGAAGAGAGAGAGAAGTTTTCGAAAGAAGAACTTGATAAGATGTTTGATATGCTGTATGATGGTGATAATAAAAACAGAGTCTGGGTTCACTCACACTTTGGCACCAACGACATTGATGATATCTTTACCAAGCTTCGCTTTATGATTATAGGATGTGACTGTAAGTGGGTGGTCATTGACCATTTACATATGCTAGTCAGTGCTGTGCATGACGGAGACGAGAGACGAGCTATTGATTCTATTATGACCAGGCTTAGAAGTTTAGTTGAAGAGACAGGTGCAGGGATTATTCTTGTATCACATCTCAGAAGAGTTGATGGTAACAAAGGACACGAGAATGGAGTAGAGGTTAGCCTCTCACATCTTCGTGGCTCCAATAGTATTGGTCAGCTCTCTGATTGTGTGATTGCTTTAGAACGTAATCAACAGTCTGATGACCCTGATGAAGCAAGGACAACCAAGCTTCGTGTACTTAAATCAAGGTACACAGGTGATGTTGGACTAGCGGCTCGAGTCATCTATGATGGTGAGACAGGCAGACTAACTGAACTTACAGACGAAGACATTGAGTTTGATAACTCTAAAGATGAGGCATTTTAATTATGGATTTAGTATTTGACATAGAGACTGACGATTTAATAGCTACTAAAGTGTGGTGTATTGTTGCTCAGAATCCTGAGACAGAAGAGATATTTCAATTCACACCGGATAACTTACAAGCAGGGTATGACTTCTTAGCCACAGCCGACACATTGATCGGACATAATATCATAGGCTTTGACATTCCTTTAGTAGAGAAGTTCGGTAACGTAAATCTCAGTGGCAAAAATGTTATTGATACCTTAGTACTCTCTAGATTATTTAATCCCACTAGAGATGGTGGTCATAGTCTAGGTACTTGGGGTTATAAGCTTGGCTATCCTAAGATTGAGTTCGAAGACTACCTTAACTATTCCCCACTGATGCTTGAGTACTGCACACGTGATGTTACTTTAAACACTCGTGTCTTACAAGAGCTAAGAAAAGAATCAAAAGGTTTTACACCTGACTGTATTGCTATAGAGCAGGGAGTATCTAAGATTATGAAGCAACAAGAGACCAATGGTTTCTTATTTGATATGCCTTCAGCACTATCTTTACTTGCAGAGCTTAGAGAAAAGATGCAGATTATAGAGGACGAGGTACACAATACCTTTAAATCTAAGTGGGTAGATACTAAACTTGTTACACCTTTCATTAGGAAAGATGGCAACCTATCTAAACGTGGACTAACTGATGATGAGTATCAGCGTTGTTTAGATACAAGCAACTACCTTCCTTTCATGCGACAAACATTACAAGAGTTTAATCTTGGTAGTCGTAAACAGATTGGAGAATATCTTATTGACTTTGGTTGGAAGCCAGATAGGTTTACACCTACTGGTCAACCCATAGTAGATGAGAAAACATTATCAGCTATCACACACATACACGAAGCAAAACTTATTGCTGACTTCTTGTTAATACAGAAACGTATTGCTCAAGTAGATTCGTGGGTGGGTGCTGTTAAAGAAGACGGGCGGGTTCATGGTTTTGTTATTCCTAACGGTACAATTACCGGACGGATGGCACACAGGAATCCAAATATGGCACAGGTTCCTTCAGCACACAGCCCATACGGTAAAGAATGCCGAGCATGTTGGGTGGTAGGTGAAGGAAACGTATTACTAGGAGTAGATGCAAGTGGGTTAGAAATTAGAATGTTAGCTCACTATATGAAAGACAATGAATATATCAACGAAATACTTAACGGAGACATACACTCCTCTAATCAAAAATCTGCAGGACTTGAATCAAGAAATCAGGCTAAGACATTCATCTATGCACTCATGTATGGAGCCGGAGATGAGAAGCTTGGTAACGTGGTCGGAGGAAATAAGAAAGATGGGCAAAGAGCTAGACAACATTTCTTCGATAATAAACCTGCATTTAAGTCTCTTAGAGATAGAGTTAGCAGAGCTGCAGAAAAAACTTTCCTCAAAGGATTAGATGGTAGGAAGCTTTACATACGTAACAAACATGCGGCACTCAACACTCTACTACAGGGAGCAGGTGCTATTGTTATGAAGAAAGCTTTAATTATTCTGGACGATCTACTTAAACTAAATGCTATAGACTATAAGTTTGTTGCTAACATTCACGATGAGTGGCAGATAGAAGTTAAAGAATCACAGGCAGATTTTGCAGGTGAGTTAGCAGTCAATAGTATTATACAAGCAGGAAAAGAATTTAATCTTCGTTGTCCTATGGATGGCGAATACAAAATAGGGAGGGATTGGAGTGAGACACATTAAACCAAACGACAGTAGTAGGAAAGGTGATCTAGCTGAGTACTACGCAGTAACATGGCTATGGGATAACGGATATGAGGTATTCAGAAATGCAGGGTGTACAGGACTAGCAGACTTAGTTGCTTTGAAAAATAATAAGACAACCCTTATAGATGTTAAGACAGCACAAGAACAACTACACAAAGACTCAGATAATAATTTTACTAAGTGTGCCGGGCGTACAACTCAACAAGTAGATGCAGGTGTTCAAC